GCCTGGTTTAACTCCACATAGTTTATCATCACCTTGAACAAAGTCAACAAAATTATGAACGAAATCCATAACTATTGGTCGTTGTCCTTCTCGATACGACATTCTCGCGTACAAGCCGGCTGTGTAACATCTATTAATTATACTGTTAAATAGATTTGTAATCCACATTCCTGATAATATTCCATGTGTTTTTAAATAAACTTTATCCTTCATTAAAACCCAACTACGTATTGACAACTCCAAGAAAAATTCTAGCTTAGCTTTTTCTTTAACGCTACCTAAAAACTTCTTTAAGACTTGTTCGTTTACTGCGTGTTGTATTTCACTAGATAAACTAGCATCCCATTCTCCTACATCGCCGTCCCACACGTACTTACACTTAACTAATTCGTCATAGATTTGTTGCCAATCTTTATATGGATTAATTCCAATGGCTACATAATTGTGCCACTTGTTGTTAGCTATATTCATAAAAAGACCACCTAAATATTTCTTTAAATAGTACTGACATAATACCGTATCAACTCCAAATGTGCGAGGCTTATTTACTTTGTGTAATAACCTCAACTCATCTTTCATAGTGTGATATTGCAGTATATCAGAAAGATCTATTTTACCTGCATCAAATTCTATCTCAAACGCTTCAATACGATGTTTCATAACTGGTGTTAATTCTCCTGTTTCAAAATTAAAATAGTCCTCTTTATTTCCTGGCCACGCATACCCATTAACTGATTTGTTATTTATCCCTGATAACATATCATCGCCTTTTATTACCTGATAATCAGATATAGGTTCAAATGGTGTTATAAGGGTATCTAAATACTGGTTAATGAATTCAAGTTCCTCTTCAGGAACCTTTGTGACCGGAATATGAACTCGTTTAGCTCGTTCCACTAAGGTATTATCTCCCATTCCTTTCATATTTGCTGGTTCTTTAGTTATGGGGTAGATACCGTGTAACTTTGAAGGTACTATCGAAATCTTATGTGGGGGCTCATGATAGTAGTCTGTTTTAATTCTCATTCCAGAAAAGTTACTTTCTTTAACTTGCTTGATTTCAAAATTTACATTAAATTTTGTGTCATCCTTTAAGTACTCATAGATGTTAGATAAATTGCGTTGACTAAAAATCATACTGACACCCGTTTCTCCGTCTCCAGCTACATGCATACCTATAACTCCGTATTGCGAATCAACTAACATTGATCCACATAATCCAGGGCTACTGATAGAATATAGTAAGGGCCTTTCAACCACGTGCTCCCCCAATGGTGAAGTGTATTTAACACTTGATTCATTGGCTACGACACT